GGAACCCCCTACGTACGAACGACCTAAGTCTAATCCTCGTAGGGCCTGGCCATGTCGGTCGGATCATCGATCCTTGACAAAGCCGCTAGTCCGGTTAATACCACTGATGGTTCCGGACTTAAACTGTGTAAGGGGTGCCTTCGGGCCACCCGGAACACAAAGGAAGCGATCTCAAATGGTCTTAGACTAATTAGGATCAGATTCGGCTTGCCGAGTTCTGAGTTACCTGATCTAATGACCGATGAGTTGTCTCGCTACCTATCTTACCTCTTGTTGCAAGGGAAACCTAGGGAGTCCGTTCCCTTCCCGCGGCGCCAGCGTGGCGTGTGCGTGGACGGGTTTTCTAAGCTGCAACGACTGTCGCGATGTGAGAGATGGGAGTTCGCCCATTCCGTTTCTTCGCTAAAACGCAACCTTCCGTCGGGTTGTCACATCCACAGTCCCTCCGCGCGTTCTTCTTGGGAGAAGAACGCGTTCCGTGAGCCACCCTCAACGTGTCCGGACTACTTGGCCTTCGTCAGAAGGGAAGTATCCGGCCTATTCCACACTGGTTGGGATGTTAGGTATGAGAGCTTTGTCTACTCTCATGTCCCAAACGCCACTTCTCGTCTCGATCGCCGTAGGGCCGATCTGAGCTGGAGTGGTCAGTGGAATACGTTCCGTCGTATTTGCTTGGCTGGTTCGTCCTCTCTTGAACCAATCAAAGCACGTTACAAAGAAGTGCTGTCAGCAGGGAAATGTCGCCCTTTATTGATCTTCGATAAAGGTATTGATCTGCTGGCCCCACTCCATAAGGCGATTTATTCGCACTTGAGGAGTAAGGAGTGGCTTCTTTGTGGTAACCCGACGGAATCACGGGTTTCATCTGTCTGTGTTCACCCTTATCAGACCTCCGTTGATTTGGTGAACGCCACTGACAATCTGTCGCTTGAGGTGACAGAGGCCATCCTCGGGACTCTTCTCCGGAAGAGTGTCCATGTACCCGGTTCGATCAAGGCCTACGCCTTTGACTCGTTGCGCCCATTGGTTGATATGGGTGATGGTACATGGTCCGAGGTGACACACGGGCAGATGATGGGGGGCTACCTCTCCTTTCCTCTTCTATGTTTACATTCTTACCTTGCTGCCTCCTGGGCAACTCGGCATGTAGAGAGGAATATTCTCGTAAACGGCGATGATACGCTCATCTCATCGTCCGCACCTGTACTCGCTCTTAGCTGTCCGGAGGGTTACCTCCTTGACGATCTTAAGACGATACGGGCTCAGGGAGTTGCGGAGATCAACTCGACAGCTTTCCTGAAGACGAGACGAGGGTGGCGCGAGGTCCGCCACCTCAGGAGGGGTAGTTTTCTTGCCGATTATCCAGGCATGCTGCACGCTTCGGCAGCTGTCAGGGTTCGTACGGTCTGGACCGATGCCTTTATTCGGTCCAGGATCGGCAAGAAATGGGGGTTTCTTCCTTCACAGTTACGACTCTGCGAGAGGTCGTACCCTGGGTTTTGTAGAACCAGGGACATGGCACTTCGGAACCACACCGATCTTCCCATTCCCGAGAATGTGAATGTGCCTGGACTGTCCGCTCTCAAGGGGAGAGAAGCGGACCCCGACGAGCGGTTGGCAACAACTGCTCACCTTTTCAAATACGGTCGGGGTGAGGGGAGGAAGCGGGACGTATTCTCACCATCGGTGGGTGAGTTACGTCGGGGATATTCTTACGCGGCGTCGAAACCCGTGATCAGGTTTACATACCTCTGTAAGCTTGCGGCACTTTCCGTGCCTAAGAATGAGGTCAATGATATCGTCATTTTCGTTCCGGACGATTATGTATCATTGAGGGATGATAGGGCTATTCGTGAGTTGGATGAGATGCGTCGCATCTGTGATTCCACATCAGGCGAATAGTAGGGGTTGCTTCTGGCCAGTCATGATACTACTTCTAGTGGGTGTATCGTCGAGGGGGGAGAAGGTTAACGGCGAGTCTAGGGTCAACCTAGCTACGGGCGCAGCTTAATGAGATAACTCCCCTGGGTAACCAGGTTCTGCTTCCTCGGGCCTGTAGGTGCTAACAACGTTGAATCGTTGGCTATCTTACCGCTTTAAACTGCCGCTTCTCCCAGGGTGACTGGGGCTTAACTGCAATACGAG